TGCCTTGCAACTCCGTTCAAGGATGTGTCCGCAGAATGTGCAGCCCTTCAGCGCAAATACGAAAAGAATCGTGTGAGATAAGGAGGAAATACGAATGAATATTGATTTAGTTTACAACGAAATAGTTAAACTGCTCAGTGATAGTAACCTTTGGGCAGAGGTGGGCATCGACCCGATCAGCAAAGTAATTGAGATCGAAATTAACTGGGGAGACTGGAAGCATGAGCATCTGCGTACAGATCTTTTAGTTGGTACTTATCTTAACTCAAAGGGAATACACTTCATGAAGAGTGAGAGGGAAACAGAGAACGATGGCTCTGATACTTACTCATCTATTCATTACTACAAGTTGCTGGATGTCGGGCAGATTTCATAACGGTACCTATAGTGTAAGGGAATTCCAACGCCTACTGCGTGACAATGATTTTGAGTTTGTCCGACAGAAGAATGGCCATCGTATTTACAGGCGTGGAAATGAAACACTATCGTTACCAACTCATAGTGCGGCGCAGACAACGCTGCACGATTTAATTAAACAATACAATTTAAAAAGGAGAGATAAGTAATGGATATAAGAGAAGTAGCAGCATGGCTGGCCAATGTAGACGGTAGTAATGAATGTACGGACGACGAATTTGCTGAGCTCTTCGTCCTCCTGTATAAGATGTGGAAGAACAATGATCCCGAAGCGAAAGTCACCAAGGATGATATGTTGAACTTCGATGAGTTTGAATTTGCCGACTGGCTTAGATCTTGTTTGGGTGAGATTATAAATAGCGATGAAGTCGATCAGTCAGCATGGTGGAAAAAGGAGGATTAAGTATGAAACACTATACGGAAGATGATTGTCTGTCAGTAACAGAACTTAAAGCAATGCCGGTTGGTTCCCATATCACGGGAACCAACACCTACTACACGGCATTTAAGACGGGGTGGGACGCATGGACATTCGATGATCGTATTGATACCATGTTTGACCGCACGTCTTATTTTATTGCGAACGTATTTGAAGACACCGAATTTGATGTTTATGTAAAGGAGGTATAATTATGCTGTATGAAGAAATAGTTGGTAACAAACTTGCAAGGAAAATCTTACGTAAGATTTATAATCAAGGAATCCCTCAGGCGCCAACATCACTGTGTGATAATCTGCACATTCGTTATGACGAGGATGGAGAAGGCTGGAAGGAGTATGGATTTTTTGATCCCGAAGATTACTCTGATGAGGAAATAAATGAACTTTTGTATGAAACAATAGGGAGACCATATCAATGGCGTGAATATGATTGCACCGGACAGGCTTTCACCTATTGGATTCACTGGCATCGCTGTCCTAATGGAATGATTAGTGTAGTTCATCGTGTTTGTCTTGATGTATAAAGGAGGATTGAATATGAGTTGCATAACAGAAAATACAATAGTAATTAGACCTGACGCCGAAGAGAGAGTAATAAATGATCTTAAGAGTTACGGCTGCTCCGGTATTAATAGTGTGTGGCGAAATGATAAGATGGTCATAATCTTATTTGATAACAACGGAGACAACCCTTGGGACATAGAGGGCACAGATAACACACAAGCCGACTGGGAGGATTTCTATGTAATAGAAACGAACTACGGCGACAGTGATGGTTATTGGACTCAAGTATTCAAGGACGGCTGTTGTATTCCTTATGGTGGCGATGCGATTGACTGGCTGCGTAATAACTTAACTCTCACAGAATATCAGAAAGTAAAAGAACTTGTTGCTTACACATTTTAAGGAGGTTGCTTATGAGAATGACATTTGTTTGTAACACGAATAAGGATTATGTGATGATCAACACAGCTAAGGTAACACTTGCGTCCGGCAGCGTACTTACCATCGATAGAAAGGAAACAGAATATAGTATAGATGGTAACAAACTTAATATGGTTTGGAATGACTGTTATCTCTGGGCTATAGATGATCAGCACATATTCGAAGATGACGGAGCATGGCTTCGTAATCAGGAAGATATACAACAGTTGTTTAAAGGATCATCTATTGAATTTGAGCTCGAAGATGATGCAGATGAAAATTATAAGGTAGATATAATTGAGTGTCATATATGGGCGATAGATTTGTAAGCTTGACAAAATAACAATATTCATTTACAATACAATTACGTAAGAAAACTAAGGAGGTAATCGTATGAGAGTAAAACATTGGCAGGGTTATGGCAGCGTAGAAGTTAAGAAGGTAAGCCGTACGGTAAATGGCAATTGTGTGCAGCTGCATCTTTGTGTAAGAGGGTTACATGAATATGGCATAGCCCGCTACGACGCCTACGATGTGGTACGCTGGATCGGCACACGCTGTGACAAGCAGCTGGTTGATGATAGGCAGGTAATTGAAATGACTATCGATGAAGGGTGGGACGAAGTTAAACGCGAAGATGTGTGTGACTACTATATCACTTACATGCTGAAAGGAGGAGTCAGATGAATGCATTTGCAGCCGCCAACTTTATAGATGATGAGGAAAAGATGAGGGACTTCGTGTCCCTCACCAAAGAAGAGTTCCTCTCCAGCTACAGCTACTTGACAGAAGAAGAATATGATAACACTGTTGCAGAATTAAACAAGGAGGACTGAATATGAAAGCTAAAGTAAGATTAAGTTATACTGTAGAACTGGTTGTTGAAGGTGAAGATATGGAAGCAATATCTGATTGGATGGCAGAGACTACACCGGCTGAAGCTTATCAAATGGCCAATGGTGTTTCTGATGAGAGCTTCGACGACGAGATCCTTGATGTAGTTGATGACAATGTAAGAGCGAATTATACTATATATTAAAAAGGAGGATTAAACTATGGGACTTGATCAGTATATTTACAGGCTTTCTAAGGTAGGTAAGGACACAATTAAGAAGCTCAACGGTATGAATGAGGATGACATTGACTGGCATGATTATATGATAGTCAGTAAGGAAGCTATGGATAAATATCCTAACAGCTACTCAGATATACTTGACATCCTCAGACCCATACAAGTTAAGAACATTCTTGTTGATACGGAGCGGATGGAAAAGGATTATCATGTTGATGGACTCTATTGCCGCGGCACGATCATGAGTAGTAAAGGAATTGTCTATGAGTATGTAGATGGTAACCACGAGACAATTTCCATAGCTTTATCTGAGGAGCAGCTTAAGAAGTATCTGTATGAGAAGACTGTAGACTCATATATCTGTCGCAGAAAAGAAGTTTATTACATGCGTAAAGAATATGAGGTACAGGATTCTATCTATGAGCTTTACGATGGAGTCATAGATAACTGCGGCTATCATCACATGACTGAGGATATGATCGACGTTGTGAATGAGTGCGCCGGTAAGAAGGTACTGGATCCGGCAGCAACTAATCTTTTCTATCACGAGTGGTATTAATAAGGAGGTGCAGCATGTACAATTTTAACTGGCGTATGACAGAACAAGATTGGAACAATCTTAAGAAGGGAACCGGTAACGTCTGCGGATCGGTTTTGGTGGGCAGCATGTGTATTGAGTTCATCTATGATGAGATCCCGTATGTCAATACTTTTGTCGCCGGTACAGGAAGCTACGGAGTTCTGGATGATGGCACTCCGTACGATTTGATTGATGACGAAATTAATATCAACCAGCTCTTAACCGGTCGCACTTTCACAGCATTCAAGAGTTTGTTCAAGGCCAGATTTGAAGACGTGTGTAACGTAAATCCGGCATGGAGAAACTACGCCCAGCAGGAAGGTAACTGGGCATGGAGATAAGGAGGTAAATATGAAGTACGCTGTCTACTTTACATGGAATGACGACGGCACCAGAGATTCTTTTCATTGCGATAATGCCTTAGATCGCGATCTTAATCTAAAGGAATTGATCAAGCGTAAAGAGTTTAGTGAGATCTGCTGGTGTAAGATCTATGCCAGCGGAGAATATGGCCAACGCCACTTTGTTAAAGAATATAAAGGAGGAATAGTTCAATGGAAAGAGTAGCTAACATATAATTAATTAGAACCGCCAGCACTTGATCGACGTAAGATAAACCCCGTCTTGCTACGGGATAGTCTGCCCTTTTTTAGACACTTGGGAAAGTCTGCCCTTTTTTAAGAGAAAGGAGATTGTGATGAAATTAATTGATGTATTGGATGTTTGTGATGAGAACTTCAATGTAATAGTGGAGGATACAGAAGGGAATCTTCTTGCATTGTATGATGGTAAAGATTCTATACCGGAAGAATACAATGAACTAAATGTGCTCCTGATCCGTCCGTACAGCGAAGAGACAATTACTATAATAGTGGAGGTGTAAGGAAAACTAATTGTAACAATTGCGTAAATACATCTTTACTTACGTAATAGTTGACAGGATAACACTTTAGCAGTAATATCTGTACAGGAGGTGATAATATGACCGGTAGACAGGAAAATGAAAACAGAATAGAAACAGCCATCAATACTATGCTACAGGGAGCACCAGTGGAATTAAGAGTTTGGAACAATCTTATGTTCGCATCTGGTCTTACCGCAGTGACCAGAAGGGATCGCATCCAGAAAGTGAAAGCATTCCTCAATGGCCGCACGCCCGCTGCCTTAACACGCAACGATCTTATTTCCTACTTCATGGAGCTGCGTACAAAGGATCTGACAGATACTTACCGCACATCTATCTGGTACACGCTTAGTTCGTTCTGTTCTTATTTGGCAGACGAAGGGATAACTCCTACCAACTATATGGAAGGAATCAAGCGCAGCAAGAACCATGATCCGCGCAAACCTATCACCGTTACTGCCAAGAATATGGTGGATGTAAAGCGAAATGCATCTGCAGATGTGGAACGATATAATTATGCCGGAGGGATCACACTCAAAAAACGCGACACTTTGATTGTTTCAATCTTAATTGAGACTGGCTTACGTGAGACAGCTCTTACTTCAATAGATATAGATGATATAAACATGGATGACAATTCTATTGAAGTGATCGAGAAAGGAAATGTCGCCCGCACTATTTACCTCTCAGATAACACTGTAACAATCTTAAATGAGTGGCTGGAGGATAGAGAACATTTACTTGACGCGCGTCAAAAGGAAACTGGTGCACTGTTCGTGTCACGTGACGGCGACAGGATCAGCCATGACGTAGTGAGGTACGTGGTGAAGAAATACTCTGGCAGCAAACTTAATCCCCACAGCATGAGAGCCGGTTACTGTTCCGTTCTCTACGATCAGACCCATGACATAGAGTTCGTCAGACGGGCAGTGGGTCACGCATACGCCAGCACCACCCAGCGTTATATTCGTACAGATAATAAAGAAAGTAAACGCGGAATGGAAATAATTAATAAGAATTTTAATTAAATATTGTATAAAATGAATAAAAACTTATTATTTTTTAATGCGAATAATGTGGATAACTTTGTGGATAACTTAATTCGCATTGTGGATAAAATGTGGATAATGTGGATAAAGTACTTTTCTCATCTACTTTCTCACCTACTTTTCCTCCCCTACCCCACCTTCCCCACCCCTTTACATTTCCCCAATCCTATGTTATACTACGCATGTAGAAAGGAGACAACATGGCTATAATCGTACTATTCATCTGCATTTTCGTAAGCACACTCTATGAATTATCCGTCCGGCTCAACCTTGAATCTGCAGCTCGCTCGCAGCGCAGAAAAGAAGCAGATATGATGGAATGGGCGCGCACACACGAAGACGAATGGGTATTCGGCACAGATCGCATATACAAGCGGGATGGGAAACTTTATTACTTTGGATTTGGGATAGACCGCCTTGGATATTGCGACAACATTCTCTACGTTGACCGCGAAGTTAAATACGGCTGGGACAGACAAGGAATCCACTGTGGACTGGTGCTTAACGGACAAGTAGTATTTGGGGACACCGATTTCATGGACGCTCGAATTGCGAATGGACGGCGATTGCAGTTAGAGAAACATTTATACCAAGAATATCCCAATTCACCGGACGGTGGACGCATGCATTTTATAAATGAAAAAAGAGCATTAATATTAGGTTATTTTTGGTTGGGTTCTTGGCCAAGAGAAAGAATATATTACGTACCCGAAGAACATAAATATTACGCCAAAAACGCATATGGATACAAGCAAGTGATAAATAAATCCCATGGCCCTAATCAATATTTTCAATGGGTATAAGAAATTATGGAGGTAAAGCAAATGGTACAAATTATTAAGGCTGGAAAAATAAAGCACATTGAAGTTTGCCGCGAATGTGGCTGCGAATTTAGTTTCGAGGCTGAAGATGTAACTAAAAGAGTAGTGTGGGATGGCACTATCCAGCCGCTGATTTCCTCGAAATAAGATGTCCGTTCTGCAAAGAGAAAATAGATTTGGATCACGACAAATTCAGTGATAATGAAATTAAACAAATGGACGTAATAAACGATTAAGGAGAATAAAATATGATCAACGCAAAAGAAGCACACGAATTATCCATGAACAGCATTAACATGTTATGTGACACTGCCATTAAGAATGCGGCAAGGGCCGGTCAATTTACGGTTAAAGTGTCCCTAAAGGACAAACAATTCACTGATAGCGAAGTATGTGAAATGATGAAAGAATTGAACGCACTCGGGTATCTCACTTCTCCTACATACCGTGATAATAGAATATATATAAATTTAGACGAACTTACAATCAGCTGGAGGTAAAAGAAATGAGTAATTGGACACATGTTGCAGCAATAATAAGAGTAGACTCAATTAGATTTGATAATGAAGTTAAAGATTTTACCAAAATATTTGGCAAAGAATGCCTGTTCGAATCATCAGAAGAAGTGTGGGATGATGCATACAGACACCCTGATAATTACCTTCCAATGGGAAGTGAGGGCAGCCTTAAAATGTCCGTATGGGTAAACCCTGATTTTGAAAGTCTTGCGGCTTATACGGTGTCTATCTTTGGCGATCTTAGAGATCATGATGATCCTCGGGCAATAATTGATTGGCTCGAAAAGAAAATTAAAGACAATAATATTCCGGTCAGAAATGCATGTGCCACAGTAGAAAATGAATTAAATGGAACTGTTAACTGGGTGTATAAGGAGGAATAATAATGCAACTGCGTGATATAATAAATCAAATTTATTTTCTGTGTAAGGTAAAGATACTGCAGACCGACGCCTACTTGGAAAACTCTGAGCACTATGGCGAGGAAGAAGAGATATATACCGGTACCGCACTTGATGTGCCGTGGTGGATCGTTGATATGTATCTCGATAATGGCGACAGTGAGGGAAGTATCAGCGTGGCGGACGATACAATGATAATATATGTAAGGGAAGCCGAAGGTAAGGAGGAATAAATGCGGAGGATAAATGCAAATGGAAACTATAATATCATGTCCTAATTGTGGAGAAGAAACGTATTTTTGTTTTGATGAATGGGGATATACACCGTTTCATCTACACTGTAAGAAATGTGAGATAAATATTGGCGCAACCTCTACAAATAAGTGTATTGAATTACTGGCAGATCATCATAAACCACACACATGGCTTGAATATTATCAGGGAGACATTCAGATGTTGTATGAAGAAGGAAGGGAAGTTAAATGACTAATACGGAAAAATTTGAAAACACATTTGGATTTAAACCCGATACAGAGTTCGGCATTTTAAATTGTCCCGAAGATCATGACGGATCACAATGTCCTTACTATGAAGAATTAGATGGTGGCTGTCACTGTGAAACTTGGTGGAATGAAGAATATAAACCAAACCCTAGAAAGGAGATTATATGAACGAAAATGAATTTATATGCCAGCACATAGAAGGAATGCGACGAGTGGGATATGTGGAAGGAGGCAAATAAAGATGAGGTATAATGTAGATCCCGTCCTGATAACGCCGGATATGCTTGAGACGCATGCTTGTGTTATATGCGAAAATTGTACTTATTTTACAGACAAAGGGACATATGGTTTGGCCGTACCTCTTGACGGATCGGTAGTATATAGTATGCATTGTAACAAATGCGGTGGAGATTACGACTACATAGACCCGAGAGTACCAATAGATTATCCGCTGCGAGTATTAGGAGATTAGCCGATGAAAATTTTTGAAAGTGTATTAAAAATTGAATATGAATCTCGATGCTTTAAAGATATTAAAGTGGGCGAGTATTTTGAGTACAACAATGACTTATACATAAAAACCCACAAGATCTGTAGTCCCGATCATTGGGGAGACTTTGCAACCAAATTAACGACCGGAATAATGTATAGCTTAAATCCCAACGCAAAAGTTATTCCTGTCAACATTGAAATATGTTACAGCAAACACAAAGACGAGATACAATTTAATGAACACTTGGAATGCAAAACAGAAAAATGGATTAATTGTTATGACGCAATCTATGGAAAAGGAGAAGATTAACATGTACGCAGAAATAACTTTTTATGATGATAACGGAATACAAAAGAACAATAAGCCATATCGGATCCCTGCTGAGAAAATATATGAAACCACAACTATAGAACCTTATTACGAAATGATTAATTACGAGTTTAAGTTTACGTGGTGCGAGCGCATACCTTTGGATCAAAGAGAAATTGAAATTCATGAGCGGGAACGCAAGGCTTATGAACAGGGATATGATAAAGGAAGAAGAGATTTTGATATAGGTTATCAGAGATAAACATTAAATATCAAACTAATATATGCAAATCATCGATTTGCAATAGAAAGTTTGATAACTAAATCTGCTGAAAGTGATAAAAAATGATTGGTTTCAGCAGATTATAAACATTTTTGATGCTAGTAACTTAAGGAGGTTGAATGCACTATGAAAATAATTAAACAAGGCGATCCGAACAAAGCTAATGGCGGCGTAGAATTTGAGTGCGACCGGTGCGGATGTATATTTGTGGCTGATAGAACTGAGTGGGAATACACACCTCAGATAGCTCAGCAAAGAGGAGAAGGAACTTATATATGTAAATGTCCTTGTTGCGGAAAGGAAGTGTGGAAATGAAAGTATATTTAGTACATCATGGCGAGTACAGTGACTATACTGTAGATGCGATATTTGCGGATCAGAATATGGCTGAGAAGTATTGCGAGCTGCATAATAAATATGGTAACAACTTTTTGTGGTACACGTACGAATATGAAGAATGGGATACTATTGAGTGCGTTACCAACATGCAGAAGGAAAGGAGTCGGGTTGGATATCTGTACCACTTTGATAAAAACGGACACCTTGAAGAAAAAGATAGTCCTAGATTAGAAATTCAGAGCGCATCTGAAAATGTTTATGCGACCCGCAACGGATATAATGTTGTAATCTATGCTAACGACAGAAGCGAAGCCCAGTGCCGCAAGATAGCGTGCGATAAGGTGGCTGCATACAGAGCAATGGAGGAATTGATATAATGGGCGAAAAAGAAATGGAAGGCGTCTTATATTTCGGAAATGAAGATGGTACTTATCACACGTTAGGTGTTCTTAAAGCAGAGGATCTCACACCGGAAATTAATGATGAAATTTATCGTACATTTTATGATACACGTACATTCTCCGGCTCTTGTACTGCTCAAATAAATCTTGCTGATATGCATAAACTGGACGTACTGCTCAGGCCTTATGTAATTTGTTGTAATCCTAAGGACGAGCAACTTTTTGAGGAGTTCAAAAAGAAGGGATTTATTATTTATACTGATGCAGTTATAGAGGAAGGAATGTGCTACGTCATTGACAGAAGTAAACTTGAACTGGAGGCTGACTTATGGTAAACAATGCAAAAGAACTTAAGAGACTAATTGATGATCACGCTGAAATGGTAGAGAAGGCGGGAAATATAGCCAATGGTTGGAATTTTATAGCAACCTCTATTGAGTATGATAATAGAGGTAATCTCGTTGTTCATGGCGACCCAACATCATCCTACTCTTTTCCTATATCTTGGATGTTTATGGATCCGGAGCAACTTAGCAAAGCAAAAGAAGAAAAAGCAAGAGCGGATAAGATAGCTCGTCAAGAACGGGAAAAACAGGAAGCAGAACGAAAAGCAGCTGAAGCCGAAGCAAAAGATAAAGCGGAATATGAAAGACTGAGGGCTAAGTATGGTAATTAAACATATCATAGACTTAATTAAAAATCGCTTAAAATGATAAGGAGGTATTTATAATGCATTATTGTATTCACGTGTTCACTCATGGATGTCCTAGCGAAAAGCAACTTAACAATATAATGGCGCAATACAACGAAAACGAATACTACAGTGATGAAACTGACACGGTAGCGCCGCCCGCATTCATGTGGGATTGGTGGACACTTGGAGGCAGATACGGCGGATTGCTTAAGTTAGACATAAATGCTCGTAAAGATTTCTATGAATGGGGATATCTGCCCCATAATGGCCCACGCAATAATAGACTGTTTAAGGTGGCGATATTAGATAAGGGTACTGATGCATGGGACGAGAGTGGAGTATTCAATTACATTGGTTATCCCGATGGTTATATCCGCGTGGACGGCGCTTACGTTTGCGACATACTTAACCGTGATGATCTTGGTTGCTGGGGATTCATTGATGACTGCGGCACGGCATTTGTAAGGGAATACTGGAATGGAGAAGACTTCGAGAAACACGAGGATTTTGACGATCAGTACATCGCCATGCTAGAAAAGGCAGCCGCAGATCCTGACATGTTTTTGACAGTGGTGGACATTCACGATTAAATATATTTTCACCAATTTAGTGAAATGGTTTACAAAAGGAGAAAATATGATCACTAACGAATTACCGGTAGGTACAATATTCCGTGTTGAAAATGGGAATTGGATAGGCCAAATAGTAGAGGGCGAGGATGGAAAGAAATATATCCACGTCCTCAATAATCCTGAGATATCCGATTGGCTGTACAACGCAGAAAGATTTAGTGAAAACAACATTACTATACTGAACCACTTGACAAAATAATAATGATATGATAAGTATATGTAAACGAGCAAAATAAGGAGGCTAAAATGATCGATATTCATTTACTTGTCACAACACTATGTGATCGAGATTGTAAGTACTGCTGCAACAAACAGTACGATGTACAGAATCTGCAGTATGTAACAGACGAAGAACTTAAAGATTGTCGTTATCTTTTTCTGACCGGTGGCGAGCCTTTTACATATACAAATCCTAATGAACTTGCAAGATATTATAAAGAGAAGTACCCAAATATTGAAGCCGTTATCGTATATACAAATGCCAAGGAGTTAGTGTCTTATTTAAGACAGGGTGGAAAGTTATATTATATAGATGGTTTAAATATTTCCATCAAAGATAATGAAGATTTTTACGATTATATGAGTTATATACGAGGAGATTTTTCTATATGTTATTTAAAACATAATCGTATCTATGACTTTACTGGCAAAGTTCAGAAAGAGTTTCTCACTCCTCGTGCTCCTATTAATATTTTTACAGAAAGAGATGGGATCTTAGATTTTGCAGAGCTCATCCATCGTGAATGGCAAAAGAATTTTGTACCGGCGGAAGGATCAATCTTCAGGAGAGGTAATTAAAGGAGGGATAATATGAAAGAATATTACGTATCAGCAATGGTCACTTATAGTGACGAAGTATATGCGAACTCTGAAGAGGAAGCAATAAATAAGTTTATGGCAAACTGTTTCTATGATGTTGATGCAAGTACCATTGAAGTTGAGGCTATTACGGAAGAATTGCCGGAAGATGAAGAGTAAGGAGGAAAAAGATGGCATATAGTGATTACGGAGCATTTGTATGGCTCAATGGTAAGAGAAGAAGAGACAAGGAGGATGTTGCTACGTTTGCAAGCGACGAAGAAACCTTCGGAAAATCCTCAGAGAATATCCCCAGTGGAGCAAGGATCTGGATGTCACTCATACATCGACAGGGTGAGGACGTTGACTGGGTGAACTATTGCCATCACGGAATACTGGGCGATGGTGATATACGTGTGATGTGTCACAAGCAGGGACTTCCTACAATCTATGAAGCCACTAAGGATGGTTTTATAGAGATTCCATATTGCAAAGAAGATACTGATTGTTATGACTATGATCCTATCAGTTTTGAGTATAAGGGGCATAAATTTTATTTTACAAGTGGTAGTCCTTATTATGCAGAAATGACTACACCTGATGGAGATACGTGGACATGTAATTATGATTACGGATATGGTGCCGGATTCGAGGAGGATGATGATGAATAATACACTTGTCGTGAACGCGTCCGATGCATTAGAGAACGCTTTTATTTATATACCTACCACAACCACAAGCAGTATATATACCTTCACCAGTACTACATGTGATGATATCAGCATAGATTGTAAACCTTATCATCATGACATAGTTTATATTCATAAAACGAATTGTCCAAACTGTGGTGGATTATTAGATGGTGACGAGCATAGCCCGTACGTTAAGTGCGCATGCTGCGGAGCTAAGATATGGGCGGAAAGAGAGGTGTCGTGATGAAGGATAGCAGAATGAAAATAGATTATTTAACTGTATCATATGAAGATTCAGACAAAGACTCTCCGGTTATTGTGGTACTTAGGCCCGAGAAAAATACGACTTCTATGTTGCGCGGCTGTATTGGTAACGAGGCCAGAGATTTATACCGTATACTCACTGATCAGAGCGTAAAGTTTGAAATTGTGGAGGATTAATATATGATAACCTTATTATTTATTATATTTACCATTATAATAATTGCAATATGTATCAGTGATCACGAATTGGATTATGACGAATCCCTTGCTGTGTTAATTCTTATGGATTTAGCGTGTATCGTCGGTATAATAATATTGCTTGTTAATTTATTTATTGGCGCTCATGTAATACCGAATAAGATTGCTATGTATCAAGAGGAAAACGCGATCATCGAGGAGCGTGTTAGCAGCACAGTCGCTAAGTATATGGAGTACGAGAAAGATATTATTTACGAGATAGCTCCTAGCGATGATGCCATGACTCTGATATCCTTGTATCCGGAATTAAGTTCAGACGAATTAATCAAGGAAGAAATCAATGTATATGTTTCAAATAATAATAAGATAAGGGAGTTGAAAGATAAGGAACTCAATAAATCAATATATAAATTCTTACTGTATTTTGGACATTAAAGGAGGAAGAAGGATGATTACTATGATTTTGCTGGTAATATTATTTATTCTCGGATATATTATCTCAGGAAAATGCGAGAGTGATGGTATTGAATTTTCAGGACTAATGATGATGCTGTGTAGCGGAGTGATCATCATATTTTGTATAATCATGATCACACATGTACATGTTGGTGTTGATTGTAAAATAAACGAAGATCATATGCAGTATGAAGGACTATGTCATCGCCTTGAAATAATTAATTCAGACTATGAGGATGTATCAAAGTCAGAAGTAATTAAAGATGTAACAGAATGGAATACGCGAGTTTATCACGATCAATACTGGACTAATAGTCCTTTGACTAATTGGTTTTATTCTAAAGAAAGGACAGAAGCATTGCAGTATATTCCACTTGACACAAATACATATTAATGATAATATACAAGAGAAGTGAGACCCACTTCTCTTTATTTATTAGAAAGGTATAACAAATGAGAAATAGATATGCTGGAACTTGTTATAAATGCGGCTGCCATGTACCGATGGGGTTTGGATTCTTTGAAAGACACAATGGCGGATGGAGAGTACAATGTGTAAAGTGCTGCGATGGACGTGATGTCAAGGAAACAGATAAGGAAGTATTAAAGGCAAAGAGATTGAGAGGTGAAGAATGAAACTAATGATTGATATTTCAGAAGATGTTTATAAATATATTCAGCAAAGAAGTGCAGAGATACAAGCGGAAGGATATGTGTTAGAATGTGCCGTTCTTAATGGCACTCCCCTTGATAATGTGCTTGATGAAATAGGCGAAGAGATAGAACAGAAAGCAAAGGACTACGACGAAGTTTTAGGATATAGAGATAGTCGTGGGCTGTGGATTGCTCTTGGACTTCTCAACAAGTATAAAGATAAAAGGGAGGAAACCAGATGAAGCTGATAATTGATATTCCCGAAGATGAATATAACATAATATGTAATAATAATTTTTACGTAGATAGTTACTTTAGAAGAAATTTATCTAACACTTTTAAAAATGCCACTCCAGTTAAAGAAACATTTATCGAACCAAATATTTATCTTAAGGGTAATGAAAAAGGGTTTTGGTGTTTTACAAAACGCACTATTGAGGAGGAAAACTAATGTGCACAACAGATCTGTTTGTTACTGTAATAGTATCATTTTTAACTGGCTATATAATAGGTCGTGCCGTTGGTATAAAAAGAGGGAAAGAAATAAAATTCTTTGAGATTCTTAAGATCTTAGACAAAGACTATGTAATGCAAATTCTTGACCGCATAGGCAAGACAGAAAGTGAGAGAGAAAATGCAAGTAATAATTGAGATACCCGAATCTGAAATTCCAAAGCGACAGGACATTATTGAGATACCTCTACATTTCATAGACGGAAAGGTTTGCGAAGCAGGAGGATATGGATTTGATGTTCTTCCTAAAGGACATGGGAAGATCATTGATGTAAATGAAGCGATGAATTATATAGACGATTATGCTTTTGGATTTTTTAGTTTTGACGATGTACCGGCAGTCATAGAAGCGGATGAGGAAAGTGAAAAATAAAATGGCAGATATAGAATTAGTAATTAAGATATCAAAAAGAGATTATGATTTAGCGTGTAAATATCCAGATGCGTTAATTGCAACGTATGCCCATTGCATTAAAAACGGCACACCACTTCCTAAAAATCATGGTAGATTAGGTGATTTAGATGCACTTGAAAAATTATGTACTGAACACAATATTGCCAATAGTGCGTATGATAATAGTCCGATAATTGAACAAGGTCATTGTTCTGATGGGGATTGTATTTGGAAACCGCTATTTAATTTTGCATCAACAATCATAGAAGCAGACAAAGGGGAATAAGCATGACAGAATTAAATCGAAGCTGCAACAATCCGGTTGCAGATGTCGGACAGTATCCTTGTAATGAGTGCCGAAGAGATACTTTACCCAAGTACGAAGCCAAAGTGATAACCCGTGGCAACTGCATGATGTGTGGGAAAGAATTAACAGAAGGTTTGTTCTTTTGCAAAGAATGTGAAGCAAAAATGAAAGGAGTGCAGGATGACAACGAAAGAATACATTGAGTTTGCCAATGCCTTGAAGAACAATTACACGATAGACTTTGATAAACTTCCTGAGTTTTGTGACATGGCCATATCGGCTGTATCCGAAAACAAGGGAGAGTGGATAGAAAGTAAAGAGCGTAGCAAGCATTGGTACTGTTCGGTTTGTGGCGGTATTCATACAGACCCCGAAACAGGAAAGTGGAGAGAAACGTTTGATTATAGATATCCGTTTTGCCCTAATTGCGGAGCAAAGATGAAAGGCGGTGAATAAATGAAAGATTTAGACACTCAATTCTTATGCAAAGATTGTGCAAGATATAACCTTTGCAAGTATTACGACCGAAGAAAAAGGGATTCTTACATTTGCAAATATTTTCACTTAACAGCAACCTTTGGGATGACCAACGGAGAAGTGATACAGGCATTGTTCCCGAAAGCAAAAGTATTTAAAGAGGAAAGCAATATTGAATATCCATATGTTGATGTGTTTCTTTATTCAGAAAACGATATGAATTGCTATAAAAAGGAATGGTGGAACGCACCTTATAAGGCAGATAGAGAGGTGAGTGAATGAATAACCGACCAGTAGATAGGAGTAAGAAATCAAACATCAAATGTGAACATTGTTTGTTTTGTGATAAGCCCATAGAATACTGGGAAAAGTATTTTTGCTGTTTGCATGATAAAGAAGTCAATTATTGGAACAGATGTAAAGATTTTAAGTGGGCAGAGAAAGGTGAGGAAAAATGATAGAACAGAAAAGAAAAGCAGCGATGGATATAGCAGATACTATTAAAGACGAGATCAACAAGATGTATACAATAGGTGGTATTGACGAACTTGACAGCACAGCACTTGACGCAATCAAAAACATTGAGGAGTTGCGTAAGATGTTGTATGCAGACTTAACAGATAGTGGGCTTCAAGTCGGCGATATTCTGAAATACGACGATGAGCTGGATGATGATACCGCACTTGAATATATGATCACACGCATAGATCCTAATGGAGTAGCTTATGCAATCTGTTCTGATGGATCTGTGTTGCAGGATGTTGACTATGACAATATGGTTAAGACAGGCAAGCACTTCGACCGTATAGTCATTGATCTCGCCGGATCAGGAATGATCTGGTGGTGAGAATAGGAAAGGTGGCGAAAAATGATTTTATCACTTGATGAAATGATAACTCTTTATGAGGACAAAGCAGAACGTGCATACTCTACAGCTGACATTTACCACACAGACGAGGGAGTTTATCTGACAGAGGAAACCAAGTGGAGAGAAAAAGCAGAGTTAGCCGAGCAGTTAGCGATATGGCTGAAGGAGTTGAGAGAGTTAAGAAAGTTCTGAGAGGCGGTTGAAAGGAGGTTATAAAGTGAGTCAACGATCAACTCGAAAGATTGCATTCTTAGACCGGTTCGTTAAACAATTTTGTTGCTCAGCACGAAATCATCCTGAAGGCTGGGCATGGTGGAAGAGGAAGAACCGAAAAGACACTCGTAGAAAATTAAAAGAGGATTTGCGTAATGAAGATTACTAAGGAAATCATAGAGTACATAGAGGATCTCGTGCAGCACTCTGATAATATATGGGAAACTAAATTATTTAAGGACGGTTTGCACGAGGGATACCAAATGGGACTTCAGAAGGCTGGATATTACGAACCGGCTCCGCTGCCCCTTGGAAAAGATGGCGAAAGTGGTTGGTATTTCCAGTGTATTAGATGCGATTACTGGTGGGATCCGGATGAATTGAAGAAAATAAAGCTGTGTCAACAGTTTAAGTGCCCACAGTGCGGTAAGATTATGACAAATCCGTACTTTAAACTTGACAAAGTAACAAATAAATGATAATGTGGATTTGTGAGGAGAGAATCATGCCTAAGACAAAATATATACTAAATAATAAGCCCGTGCTTGAACTTACAGAAGATGAACATAGCCGCGCTATGGAATTGCTCAGTGAATTACAGAAAATTTACGGAGCCGAGAGAGGGGAAGTTGATTTTTATCATCACTCTGATACCGGAGAGGATGCTATTATGATCTATTTAACTACCAAAGTCCATATGTTTCCTGAAGGATCCCCCAATTATACAGAAGAATGGACATTAGATGGAGAGAGGTGAGTGGATGAAAGCTAAAGAATTAGCAGAGGAACTACTAAAATACCCAGATTTTGATGTTGAGTTTTCTTATATGACTTTTAAGAGAGACGGAATACACACCCCATTTCCCGACACTTACAATTACAAGATTACAGGGGTAGGGGATATAGGACACAGCGACAAAGTGATCATCTTAGATGGAGAGGTGAGTGAATGAACACGTACACGATTTTTCTTAATGATGAAGAACAGACTGAGATAACTATTAAAGCTGATTCCTTTGAAATATCCAAAGACAATGAATATGTTAACTTTAAACATGGTATGCAGATCATTGGCTTTTTCAAGATGTGTGAGATTATTGGAGTTGAAAAGGAGTGAGGTGAAATGAGCGATACAGTAAAACTCATAATAGAGATACCCAAAGACTACTATGAGGTGATGCAAAGAAACGAAGTAATATTGGGTTCACCAAGAAGTGGCGAAACTCTTACGAGCGTTATCTATTCTGCCATAGCACATGGCACTCCACTTGATGACGTAAAGGCGTTGATAGAATACAACGCTGAAATTCACGAAGATGGTGATAGTTATTTGATGGAACAATGGGTGTACGATATTCTTGACGGCAAGTATAAGGTGGAGGGATCAAAGGAGGATAATGAATGACCTACGAGGAAGTGAGAGGTCTTAAGGATGCGTTTTCCAGTTGTGTCATCTCGCTGGATCATGAGATATGTGCCACATGTCAAAATTATGATTTATGTCATTGCCATTGCAACTACTTAGGCATTAGTACAAGGATTGATTTTATATGTGATGGTTATAGACGGAAGAGATCAGGACAGTACAGAAGGAAAAGAGCAAAATACCGGAAAGCAGAGGGACGATAAATGAAAGTGATAATTGATATACCTGAAGATATGTTTGAATGGTTCAAGAATGGAGAAATCATAGATGAATACGATAAATCTGCTTTAAAACAAGTTTTTCAGAACGGCACTTTGCTTGAAGATGTAATAGCAGAGATAGCCGATATACCAGCCTTTAATTATGACACACACAAAGTTAGGACAAGAGCATTAGAGATTCTTGACAATATAGGAGAGGCAGACTTTCCACAATCTATCCAAGATCGCGAAACAGATATGAGAGAACCCAAAGGAGAGAAAATACGTTGTAACATTTGCAAGAATAATGACGATGAGTTAAGTGGCGAATGTTATGAATGTCTTAAAGGGATATTTGACCACTATGAGCCACAGGAAAGTCAAGATTAGTCAAGGTTAGTCAAGGATTTAGTCAAGGCAGAAAGCGAGACAAGAATGAAAAGCTATTTGAGATTTGGAAATATACCTGAAGACAAGATATCAAAGGTTTACAGAAGTGATGCAGTAATACGAAATGAAGCTGGGGTAAGTGTATGGAATTGTGCTTTTGTAAATGATGTGCCGTTCCCTTTATTACCTGATGATGCAAGTGAATCTGCAATGGCTGACTATTTCTATTTTTTACTTGGTAATAAACCTGTATATCTTGTTACGGGAACAGAATTAAAGGAACGTGGATCTGCCGGTGAACCGTTGCTAGGGAACGATATAGAAATTGTTAAGGAATATACTGATGATTATGAATACTTGAAAAGTATCTTACGCAGATAAGACAGAAAGTGAGGATACGTGCGAATGAGTTTAATAAATAATGGGGAACACTTATATGATCCTTATACCGGAAAAAATATAATACCTTCTACGGTATTGTTTAGTCAAGCTGAGCGTCGAATAAAAGACAAGAAGACCGTTATAGAAGATCTACAGAATGAACTTGATCTGCTAAAGAGACAAGCATTTGAGGCATATTTAACAAATGTTAGATATGATAATTTCTCACAGGGTCTTATGTACAAGGCGCAGAGTTGGCTTAGCATGTTTAAAAAAGGCGAAGATAAAGATGGTAATAAACTTGATAAGCGCAAAAAATATGAAGAGAAGACTTGTTTCGAATATCTCCAGAGCATAGTAGGAAAGTATCTCGGTATCGAGAATATCAAGATCGATAATATCATAGAATACAATTTTGGTGAGGCTATGGAGTTTGAATTTAATTATCGAAATCATACATGGTTACTTTCCGTACCAATAGTTAACGATGTAAAAATGCGTTCATATGAAGCTTATGGAGATTCTTGTTTCAAGCTTAGGCTGCTTGTGTATACATCTTCCTGCAGCGTTACATGTATTGGATCTACCTATGAAGAAGAAGAACTCAAATCAATTCTCGAAACATATTGTGAGGAAGAAGGTATCGCCGCATGAGAGTATTATATGATGAAGATTATCTGTGTGACGAACCATGTGCCTCTTGTGAACACATGTATGTTGAGGATATATGGAACGAGTGTCAATGTGACGAAAAAGAGTGTTGTCATTATCCGGCATACATAAGAAGTCAGTTAGTAACTCGTAGAAGACAATACGAGGCTGCAGCTACCAAAGCAAATGATCGTGATGAGAGATTAATTTATGAGGCTAAAGCGTCGGGACTTGCCGAAGCATTGGACATTATGGGTTACGGAGGTGAATATGAAAATGAATAAAAAGATTTGGATGTTAGGAGCCGTGGTAATGGCAACAGTAGACATGTTGGCGCCAGCCTTATTTGTACTATCACTCGCAGATGGGAATAAACTTGCGGCTGCCGCAAGCGGATTGACCATGATTCTTGAGTGGATCCGTTTGATATTAGTTGGCTATACTTTTATTGAGGAGGACGATGATGAACAAGAGACAAGCGAAGAAGAGGAATAAATTTAATTCAGAACGAGAGTTCCATGCTTTCATGACCGGATTCTTTGCGGAGAATTGGACTCAGCTGCGCAAAATAATAAGGTGGGAGAAGGGCGAACTTAGAGAAGGAGGCTGCATATGATACAGGCAATTATAGGTTTTGTAATGGGAGTAGGGTGTACAATTTTTTGCTTATCATTGGTTAATGCCGGAAAGGATGAATTATGATTCCGGCAGATGTATGGACTGATGGATACCTGACTGTACTTAAAATTGTAATAATCTTAGCGATAGTAGTAGCAGTTGTTCTGAGAGGTGAATCATGACAGAAATACAAGTTTATGATGAAGATGCCAAGGATCTTATGCATTTGGCTAGTCGTAATGGTACGACAATAGCTGAGGTAATCAGTGTACTAATAGCCGCTCATATGCTGGAACTTGCATCTGAGCACGAAGAGACTGAAGAGGAGTAATCCTCTTCTTTCTTTTTTTTTCAGGAAGAATTGCGTAAGAAAGCTTTGTATAATTTTTCTAAACAAAATATAAAAGGGTATTGCATTGGGTCATTTCGTGTGATATACTTGTATCAAATAATAAATAATAATCACAATCAAATGTGATTAAGTACTTCACTCCATCGAATGATGAATAAGCGTACATATAAATGATAAGTAATTAATAAGATGTAAAAATGATGTGCGCGCCCTAACTATATAATATAATAATAATCATTCGCTTTGTAATCTATTGTTTCTGCGAGAAGATCACACCTAATTCACCACACTATAACGGAGGATCTATTATGACTTTTGACGAATTTGTTTCAGAAGTGACCGGTAAAAACATCTTTGTCTGCGCAAAGAGTATTAACATGCATATGAAAGTTGATGAAGTAGTAGACTATGAACTCATAGATAATACCACTAATAATTCATTAGTGTTCTATCCGTTCTATACTATTAAAACTTTTCATTTTGACGACATGGACGAGGACGGGTACGCGGTCTACAGAGGAAGTAAATTAATCTTTTATGTTACCACTTGACATGACACAATATATATGCTATATTTAATGTGTCGCCCAGATGGGCACATTTTAAGTTAACAAAACAATAAAGAAAGGACAGAAAATTATGAGATTTAAGTTCACAGGAAATGCTAATGCAGTAACCGACGCGGAAAAGAAGGGTTACTTCGACCGCAGCGGAACATCAAAGAACGGATCACCTTATACCAGCGTCACGTTCTCCGTTGCTTCCACATCAAACAACAGAGGATATGTAGAATGCTTTGGTATGGAACAGGACACCATCCGTGTATTTGATAATGATGGTAATAAGCTCGAGGTAGATTGGGATGATCGCCAGAGCGAGGGAGTACTGAAGACAGTGCGCTCTAAGAGTGTAATGAACTTCACTGAGGAAGGAAGGAAGGAGTTCATTGCTAATAAGGATGTTGCAGATTTTATTAAGGATCATATCTTTGAGCTCGACAAGAAGAAGGTAACTGTTACCGGTCAGGTTAACAAGGACTTCTATAACGGAGCAGCAAGAGATAGGTTCGTTGTTCAGAGTATCTTTGCAGCCACAGATGACGCAAAGAACGGACTTAATATCACCGGAGATTTCTTCTTCACCAAGGATAGCATTGATACCTCTGAGTGGAAGAAGGAGCACAAGCTTATCATTGATGGTTATACCAGTGAGTACGTAGCAACCGAAAAGAAGAATATGTACGTGGCTCGCCAGCTTATTTTCGACTGCTCTAAGGTTAACTTCGACAACGAGAAGCATGTAAGCCTTGTTAATTATAGACTGTCACAGATTGGACTCGCCCTCGAGGATGATACGATTAAGAATAATCTTAAGGCTAAGAAAGTTTATAAGATTTCTGTGATTATATCTTACACCAATGGCGCTGAAGAGATTGCGTTCGATGAGTCGGAGCTTACAGAGAATCAGAGAACTGCCATCGAGCTTGGCCTCAAGACTCTCGATGATTTCAGACCAGCCGGTAAGATTTACGGTGATAGAAAGATCGAGTATAAGCTTGTTGACTTCGATCTCAGAGGCGATTATGCAGACGGATGTGTGGTTATAGACGATACTCTTTCTGAGTTCGAGGACAATATCTACGTTCCTGCTGCTCCTGAGACTGAAGAGGACGCATTTATGAACAAGCCTACAGAAGAGAAGAAGGAAGAGTCCGAAGAGGACGATGATGACCTTGATCTGTTTAACTAAATAACAATGCTGGGGCATATGCCCCAGTAAGATTAAAAGGAGTAATAACATGGCATTTGGAAAGAAGAATAAGATTTCAGTTAATCCTCTTGACTACAATGTAGGACTGATCGGTCTTGCCGGTGTAGGTAAGACTACTACCATCAAGGAATATTGTGAGATTCTTGCACCCGAGGATGGTGGATATCTCTTTATTGAATGTGGTAAGGAGAGCGGCGTTGATGCTATTCAGGATATCAACTATATCAATTGTCCTGCTTGGCATGCTGATTATGACGACCTTAATAACGAGGTAGGTATCGCAGAACTCGTTGAGGATATTATTGAGAACAAGAATACTGAGTATCCTAATCTTAAGGTGGTAGTAATTGATACTATTGATCAGCTCAAGGAGATCGCAGACGCTGAGATAGTTCGTAGATACAATAAGGATAACCCTGATCAGCCCAAGAAGACATCAATTAAGCAGGTTTATGGTGGCTTTGGAGCTGGATCAGATATGGCCGATCAGCTTATTGTTGAAACACTTTGGGAGCTTAAGAAGGTAGGTGTTTCATTTGTAGTAATCGGGCACATTAAGCAGAAGGACATCACCGATCCTGTATCCGGCGAGACTTACACTCAGCTTACTACTGATATGACGATGCGTTCATTCAACGCTATCAAGAACAAGCTCGATGTTCTTGGTGTTGCTTACATCAAGAGAGAAATCATCAATAAGATTGAGAAGGAAAAGATTGTCGGAAAAGGTAAGAAAGAAAAGGTTGAAGTTGGTAAGGTTGGTTCTGAGGCTCGTGTTATCTCATTCAGGGATGATAGTTACGCAATAGACTCTAAGAGTCGTTTCGCTCACATTACAGATGAGATTGGTCTCAGCGGACAGGAACTTGTCGATGCTATCAAAGATGCCATTGAAGCAGAACTTACAAGTAAGGGCAGTTCTATGGCTGAAGCAACTAAGGAACAGAAAGTAGTTGCTAAGCAGAAAGCCGAAGCAGAGAAGAAGTATTCCGAGGATAAGAAGTCTGCTACCACTAATGCAGAGAGATCCGAGGAACTGTTCGACAAGATTAAGAACGCCGCTCTTAGCATGGATAGTGATACTAAGGCAAAGATCAAGGAGTTCTTAGCTGCTAATGGACTTAAGAATTTTAAGGACAAGGATGCATTCACTATCGACATGCTTGAGGAGGCCGCTGAGATTCTCGGAGTAGCATAATGGCAAAAAAGAAAAAAATTGACAATGTGCAGCACGAAGAACCAAAGGTTTATGTGCCTGAAAAATCCTCTAAAGAGCTGGCAGTTGAAAAACTGCTGGCTCGAGGGATTCAAGCGACACTTGAAAGTGGAGTAGTAATGACAAGAGTAAGTACTCCGGATGATTTAAAACTGTTTAAACAGGCTATAAAAGATATCGGGTACAACGCAAGTTACGGAGCAAAAATAATCAAAGGAGATAATGAATATGAGACTGGACGATCAGCTGAAAGTTTTGAGGGCGAAGGATCAGAAGATAACGATTAAGGACGGAGCAAATGTTCTTGTAGACAAGGGCACGAAGAACGATGTCACTTATGGCATCCTCAAGAGAGACGTGTTCTCAATCATCGTAGAGGACGACAAGAGCATTACAATTTCTCTTATCAATAGAGAGGCCGTTAAGAAAAAGTGAGGAGCAAATATGAGACAAGTAAAGTGTCGTGACACCGGCGTATTTGTCTCAGCTTCAGACGCATGGAAGGCTCCCGATGGGAAATACTATTCCTGTCGGGAAGCCTTTGAACGTTTAGAGAGCGAGAAAGAATCGCGCAAAAGGTGCATGGAAGAATTAGGGAACATTCTTGGTTATGTAAAAGGACAAAAGTTCCCTAGTATAGCCGCTAAAAAACTGAAAGAGTACGAAGTATATGGATATGATGTAGTACTCGAAACGATTCTTTTAAAAAAACAAATTATAATTAATTCTATAAGTAATAAAGATTTTACTTCTGAATACAATAAAACATCTTATATCATGGCAATTATTACAAACAGTATCAATGACGTCTATAAAAAGAAACAGCGTGAAAAATCTCTTAAACATATCAGTAAATCAGTAGCTACCGCAGAAGAAGTAGAATCAGTTACTCAGGTGACGAGTAATGAAAATGTACATGACATATCCAGATTTTTGTGATGAGGTGGTCGAATGATAGATATAAAGGAATTACCAAAAGAGTTAGTGGACGGACGACAGGAGATAGAGTGCAATTTTATAATCAGCTTCTATAAAGATCCTGAACTCGTCGGTTTATATAAGGATAGGCTAAAGGTTGATGATGACATTCTTACTGAGGCCGGACAGTTCTATTACAATCTCGCATTAGGTATGTCAAAGGCGGGCTATGAATCATTTGACGACATGGCTCTCATAACCTACATGTCGGACAAGAAGAGTGTTAAGAAACGTTTTGATGAATATGGCGGCTTGTCTACCCTACACGAAATGATGGGGCTTATAAACGAACAGAACGCGGATTCTTATTATGATATTCTTGCGAAGAATAATTTCCTTACGAAGTTATATCTTAAAGGATTTGATGTGCTTCGAGATATGGATAAATTCAAGAATATGTCGGCAGAAGAGTGCTATGATTATATTGAGTATCAGATTAGTGATAGCATGGTGGCCGGTGTAGATAAGATCTATACAGAAGACGTCAACGAGGACAACGATGCTTTCATTGATGAACTTGATAGTGGAGCAGAACAAGGTTATCCACTCGGGCTCAACACCCTTAACTATATGCTCGGTGGTTTACACCCCGGCACTATGACGCTGCTTGGCGCTCCTATTGGACAAGGAAAAACTAGTGGATCAGTGCCAATTATCATCATGAAGAACCTTGAAGAGGGACGTAATGTGCTTGTGATAAGTAACGAGCAGACATGCAAAGAGTATAGGCAGTTGCTTTTAACATATGCGCTATTTAATAACCCTGAATTTAATGGTAAAAACTTAAATTTAAACAGAAAAAAGATAGGACTTGGACACTTTACGCCTGAACAAAAAGCAGGACTTAAAAAGGCTGGAGAATGGCTTAAGAATCTCAAGGGTCATGTACGCTTCGTAGAACTTCAAGATTATAATACGGCTGCAGTACGTAAGATTATCACCAAATATTCTAAGATTGGATACCCTATTGTGATCTATGATGTACTTAAGCCTGCAGACGGAGCATCGGATAGAGCGTGGGCAGAGTTTAGTGCATGTGCGGAGACTCTTTTCCAGATGGCAAAGAAGACTAAGGTGGCTCTTGTATGTACATTCCAGTTAGCACCTGATTCATTAACAAGAAAGTATCTTGATCTTAGTTCTATTGGTAAGTCAAGAGGTATCGCAGAGACGTGTCATGCATGTATAATGTTTCGTCCGGTTTTCAATAATGAGTACGAGGATCTTCATCCGTATAATTATAGACAAACGGAAGATGGTAAAAAGGTTAAGGTGTTGTTAGACCTTGATCCTGAGAAGCATTACATCATTCTCTTTGTCCCTAAGAATAGATCAGGAGAAGTCGCTCCTCAGATATGTGTACAGTTTGATATGGCATTCATGAGAATGAAAGAGATTGGTTGGATAGACATATCATTCGATAACTTCTCGCGTAATAGATAAGTTGACAAAATAACAATGTGATGATATGATTGCATGTGTGGAGGAAAATACGATGGATAACATAATTTATCTTGATTATGCCGCAACTACGCCGGTATTACAATGCGCTAGAGATGAAGCGAATAGATATATGACCATGTTTTATAATCCCTCTGCCGCCTACAGCGGAGCTAAGGTAGTCAGAAATGCCATAGAAGAAGCAAGAGCTACTATCGCAGAATGTATAGGTGCGGATCCTGAGGAGATTTATTTTACCAGTGGTGCGACTGAAGGAAATAATATAATTATTCAGGGAGTACAGAGACTAAGCCCTTTTACTGACTTCATTACATCTGAGATAGAACATCATGCTGTTCTAAATCTAAGACAGGATAATGAATACATTCTTCGCGTTGACAGTAATGGGCTTGTTGACCCTCACGACCTTGTTGGTGCCCTCGCAGAAGGAGATCTTGTATCAGTTATGATGGTCAATAATGAGATAGGCACCATTCAGCCCATCAAGGAAATTAGCAAAATAACAAGCAAGGCTAACGCATTCTTCCACAGCGATATCACTCAGGCAGTTGGACATATACCGGTCAATTGCCATGAGCTCGGATTTGATTTTGCGACCGCAAGTGGACATAAGTTTGGGGCTCCAAAAGGCGTGGGATTTATGTATATTCGTAAAGGAATTAAACTTCCGCCTCTTGTATATGGTGGCGGTCAGGAACTCGGACTTAGATCCGGTACTGAAAATACAAGCGGCATCATGGCTATGGCAGCTGCTCTCAAATGGGCAACTAATAATATGACACAAAATCTTAAACGTATGGAAAAGATACAGAGATTCTTTATTAGTGAATTAGAAAAGAGTGGTTTTAACTACTCTTTTAATCACACTTTTACTAATCATTATGTCGGTAATTTTAATATCTGTTTTACAGGATATAGAGCTGAAGAAATAGTAGAGTTTCTTTCCAGTAATAACATATATGTGTCTTCCGGAAGTGCTTGCAACACAGACAGCGGAGAACCTTCACATGTCCTTCTCGCAATAGGGCTTACAAAAGAACAGGCCGAGTCATCGATCCGTGTTAGTATTAGCAATATTACTACAGAAAAAGATATAGCTATGTTGATTCACACACTCGCAGTTTATTTCGCTTTAAGGGGTGATGTAACTTGATTGATGCTGCAAGTCTTAAGGAATATCTACGAGATAAAGAAGATGATGTTGTTAAAATCCTTGAAAAAATCGGAGTAGATACAGATACAATAAAATATCATCCAAGTCAGAATTATCTGTCTATGTGTCGCATAGGCGGTGATAATAGGAATGGGTTATTAGTGTGGTTAGACAGCTTGAATTACAAAATGATGACAAGGAATAGATCCGGTAACATCTTTACACTGGTAATGGATGAAACTGATTGCAGTTTTCCAAGTGCATTGGATAAGATAGCCAGATGGGTAGGATATAAAGATGATATCAGGATCAGGCTCCCGTTTGATGGGTTTTATAAGCAAGCAAAAAAAGATATATTTGGTAATTATGATTTAAACTTTACCTATTATTCCGAATCTGATCTGCCACCGGCCAATGCATTCTCTCAGAAATTCTTTAAGGATGGCGTTGACTTTAAAACTCAGGAACTGTTTGGAGTACGAATGGATCTCGCGGATAATAGCATTGCAATTCCCATACATGATTATGGCGGTAAACTAATAGGATGTAAGAATAGAAGTAACGATCCTTTCTGTGATAAAGACTATAGATTTTATGCTTCTTTACCCTATCCTAAAAACAATGTTGTATACGGATATTCGATGAACTATTACAACATCATTAATAAAAATAATCTTGTTTTATTGGAAGCAGAGAAGGGAGTTCAGCAATTATATAGTTTCGGATCAGGCATTGGATTAGGCGCCAGCGGACATTGTTTAAGTACCGTACAGGCGCATTATATAAAAAGTCTGGGAGCAAAGAACATTATAATAGCGTACGATGAAGGAATATCTGAAGACGAATTGAGATATGAAGCTGAAAAACTTAAAGTAAATACTCACATTATGCAGAACAGTGTGTATTATCTCTTTGATAAAAATAATTATTATCTTAATAAGGGTTCCAAAGACAGTCCTTCGGATCATGGGAGATACTTATTTGAACAGATGTGTAAAAATTGTTTAGTAAAGGTGGGGTGATTATGATATCAAGTGCAGATATGATTGATTACAAAATAATTGACATAATTAAAAATGGCAATGTTGTTCGATACTTTTTGGCGAGAGATCCTAAACTGATCGAGGAATCTTGGGGAGACGATTGGAACGACAGGCCTTACGAGCATAATGCCGGTGGAGTATATGATATATATGTAGAGAAAATAGTGGACGTGCTTTATCCGTTCGACACAATAGTTCAAGAGCCACTGGAAGATTGGCATTATAACGGTAACTCTCCATTCTCTAAGGAGGATTTTAAAAAGAGGAAGGCTCCTCGGTTGATAATATGTCCACAGAATAAAGAGGAAAAATACTTCGGAATTATTCAGGACTATTCTTTGCTAGCTATGGATGACGATGTCACTAAAATTTACTACGGTGACTCTCTTATGAGAGCTTTGGAAGACTCCGTGTATTTTAAGGAGGTGCTTGTATGATTCATATAGATAACAAAGAAGTAATAACGACAATCGAGTGGCAAGACAACATCATCCTAGCATATTTGACACAAATACGATTCGATTATCAAAGAGCTATAGCAGCGGGCAGTATTGCGTCAATGACAGAATTAGAAAAACATATTATGTCTGGAAATTATTTGGGAGATATGATAGGAGTGTCTGCCGGTGTTTTCTTAAGGGCGTTAAGGCATAGTTATGACAAGGATAAATATAAAATAGAAAGAGATCCTAATACATTTTTCCCAGTTAAAGTTATCAAAATAAAGGAAGAAAAATAATGGAAAGAGCAAAAGAAGATAGACTTGAAGCACTAAAGGCTCAAGGTAAGAATATATATTCCATATCTAGATTAAACAGTCTTAACCAATGTGCATATTCTGCATATATCACCTATGTACTTGGAGATCGCGGTGACAATAATGTCTGGGCTGCATTGGGATCTATCATGCATGATACATTGCAGAACATTATAGATAACGGAACGTCCACAGATAGCCTGATTGAAAGTCTACAAGACGGAATAGACAACCTTGACATCAGCGGTATTGATTTTCCCAAAGACAGAAATGGTGGAGATTCAATTCGGGACAATTGGGTCGCGAATATGACAGAGTTTTGTACTCACTTTATTCCACCAAATGGCGAGTTTAAAACCGAGCAATTGGTGATTTATAAAGTATCCGAAGATGATTACATCCAAGGATACATAGACCTTTTAAGGATAGATGGTGAAGGTAAGGTATCTGTATTTGACTGGAAGACAAGCAGTCAGTTTAAAGGAGATCATCTTATTGAAGCCGGTAGACAGTTAGTACTTTATGCTCAGGCTTTGGAACAAGCTGGTTATAAAATAAATGAACTTGCTTGGGTGATGTTAAAGTATTGTGTAGTTTCTTGGAAGCAGAAGAACGGTAAGATCAAGGAGAAGATTTGTGAGTGGCGTAACTATGTAGCGCAGATTCGCCCATACCTTCTTAAACCTCCTGTAGCGGTCGATATCGACGAGTTTAAACTCGATGCATTAGTTGATGAGGCTGTAGAGAAAAACTCCCTTGATGGGCTTCCTGCGGAGCTGAGAGACCAGTTTGAAGTAAAACAATATGTAAGATATTACGACTATACTCCTGAAGTAATAGAAGAAACATTATCCTATGTGACTGATCAGATTCAGTCATTTAAGGATCGTGGAAAAGATGAGAAGAATTATCCTCCCAAAGATGTAGAAAAGGATAGTTATTTCTGTTCATCTCTGTGTGGGCACAACAAGAAATGCCCTTATTATAAAGATTACTGTTCGACATTTATAAATAATAACAAGAAGGAAGAGGAGGATTTATTCTAATGCATGTTTGTAAGAGATGTGGATGTGAGTTTAATGATTCTATGATGGATAACTGGGGTGGTACTGTAAGTATCAATGGCAATGATCCAATTACTCTGTGCGGCAGTTGTCTATTTAAAGTACAGTCGGTTCTCGATAAGACCGACTACGAATATGCGAGAGATATGATGACAAGAACCGGTTATGATAAAGATATTGAATCCCATGATGATGAAAATTATTTTGTACTTAGCGCATATGGAAATAGAGTAGCAGTAGAATTTGATGATCATGGAGAATTCTACAAGATCACGGAGGCCGAGTGACCATTACCATTAATAGAAAATTAACTGCATATAAAGCACCATGTATGAACTGTCCCATGAGGAATTCTGAATGCCATGGCACTTGTTACAAATATAAAATGTACAAAAATAAAGTCGCCAGAAAATGTTCTCGTAATACCACTTGACATTGTAACACCAATGTGATAGTATAATAAGTGAGAGGCGTTCTACAACAATTATTTATTTACAACTACATTTATTGGAAAATGCCAAAGAACTCGGAACGCCTCTTGAAGCCCTCCTAAGGTATACATTTGGGCAGAGGGTCAAATCTCTGCTCAAAAATTCAACCGGAGTAATGCCTGAATCGACAGGATATGACAGGGGGAGATGAGGCTCCTCGGTGGCGGACACGAGCCGCGGACGCAGTAATGTGGTCACGGCACGCGGTTACCACGTCTCATCAGGGATGACTGTACCGGTGAGGTTTCTACCGGTCTGTACCAACAAGATTATCAAAACAGACATAGCTCAAGTCTAAGGCCGTGATGCTTTCAAGATTGCAACTGTGTTAGCTATTCGGATAAGGCATAGTGCGGATTTCGCTAATCCGTGTGGGGGTTCGAATCCTCCCTTGGGCGTACAAATGGCAGAGGATAGACGTATCCATATGGAGGAGTGGGGATGCAGCCTCACGAGGTCGGTTCGAATCCGACATCTGCCTATTTT